GACTAATTCCTACCAGAATGCTCCTAAACTCAAGTTCCTCTTTCATACCTACTTCACTATAAATCCAGGTATTTACTTTCCTGGATCTCAAACCAATTATGCATTGCTAGTTAAAGAAGCATCTTTGCCTAAGTTCAATCCTCAAACAACGCAACTCAATCAGTATAATAGGAAAAGAATAGTTCAAACTAAGATAAAGTATGATCCGATTGATATAACTTTCCACGATGATAACGGAAATCAAACTACAAAGCTCTGGGAAAGTTATTATAACTATTACTATTATGACGGAACTGCCCCAGGGGCAGTTCTTCCGGCCGCCGGAGCCCGTGGAGGAACGCCGGGAACTGGACCCGCTGGCGCATCATACAACATGAGAGACATATACAGCCCTACTCCAGATGGTACATTTGACTGGGGTTATAGCGGTGGAGTAGGAACAGGCACCACTGACTCAACCAACAGCACAAAGACTCCGTTCTTCAAGCAAATAACAATATTTGGATTCAATCAGCACCAGTATACTGCTTACACCTTAATTAACCCAATGATCACAAACTTCTCACATGACACTTATGCGTATTCTGATGGTGCCGGCACTATGTCAAATAAAATGACAATTGATTATGAAACGGTAGTTTATAACTACGGTGGAATGGACGGCAGAGAACCTGGAAATATTGTTACGATGTTTGGCGATCCGGCTAACTATGACACTACACTTAGCCCTATAGCTTTGGAAGGTTCTAACGGTACAGTTCTAGGACAAGGTTCATTAGTAAATGCAGCAGGAGGATTCGTGAACGCATCATTACAGCATGGTAATCTACCCGGTGCAATTCAATATGATCAATTGGCAGGCGCGCGAGACAACGCCCAAGTGATATATAATGCTTTCCAAAATCCTAATCTTAACACAAACTCAGCCCTAGCACTGAATACTATGCGAGCATTGGCAGGGCAAAATGCACCAACTAACAGAAACACACTATTCAACATCCCGATAGCACGGTCAACTCCGGGTCCAGCTGGACTTGCCGCTTCTCCAGTCATCAAGGCATTGACTAATGCTATCTTACCTAATATAAAAAATGCCGGATCTCAATACACTGGATAAGACTTAGTATAAATACTATCATGGCAACGATTTCAACATTAGATCAAGTAGATCAAACTATCAGAATTTATGACAATTTCTACAACACGAAGTTGGAGATAGGCGCGGCTGACTATGACCTAGTATATTCTTATTTTAAGGGTATGTCAAACAACGCCCAAATTGCTGGCAACATGACTACGATACTGTTTAGGGTAGCGCAAGCAGGGAACTATAATATAATAAATCTGTTAGAGATAGTTCAAGGTGCGACGAGTAACATAGAGATGAATTCCATACTTTCTTACTATCTTAATACATTCAAGTCAAAAACATCATTGTATGGTGTAGGAAATATTCCAAGACCAAATGAAGCGGTACAGAGAAACGTAGTGCAGTAATGGGTAACTGGGCACAGGGTGTATACACTCCTAAGAATCCTGAAAAATATATAGGTAAACATGTTCCTCGGTACAGATCCGGTTGGGAACTCACGTTCATGAACTTCTGCGATAGTAATAAGAATGTTATATCTTGGGCTAGTGAATCAATGGCTATCCCGTATCGTAATCCATTGACAGGTAAACCATCTAGATACATACCTGACTTCTTCGTCTTGTACGAAAACAAGTTTGGTAAAAAGATTGCCGAGATAGTAGAGATCAAGCCAAAGAAGCAAAGTATCATTGAAAGCAAGGTCGCTAGTGCTAGAGATAGAGCCGCGGTTGCAGTCAATCACGCTAAGTGGGCCGCGGCCAAAGCCTATTGTCAATCACAGGGTCTTGCTTTCCGAGTAATTACGGAAGACGATTTGTTCCGAAACGGCCGCAAGTAACTAAATACTTCTATGACAAAAAAACTAGAAGCCTTGTTTGAACTAGGAGATGAGTCTAATGACCTCATGCGGCCTATTCTAGAACACTCCGATGACATCACAACAACTGCGATGTCTAATCTAGAAAAGATTGCGGCGGCACTACCACAGGTAAAAGGTCTTGAAGCCGCAGATAATGAGATGGATGCTCTCGCTGACATGGCTACTGCTAGTTATAAGGATCTAGTTGATCTTGGTATGCAAGTAGAATCTAGATTTAGCTCAGAGATATTCAACGCTGCTAGTAGCTTCCTTGGACATGCGATCACCGCTAAGACAGCAAAGATCAACAAGAAACTGAAGATGCTTGACATGCAGCTAAAGAAAGCACAACTTGATCAGCGAATGCAATCAAAAAACGAAGAGATTGAAGCAACTCCATTAGGAGAAGGGCAAACGCTTGATCGCAATGAACTTCTTAAGATGCTCAATCCCAAGAAAGATGTCCAGTAAACATAAATACTAGTATGAACGACATTCGCAACATTATTGATACTTTAGAGGATATCTATGCCGAACCCGAAGTGGGTGACGTTGTAGAGATCGCTCTAGGTGATACCTTGATTGAGACTACGATCAGCGATATCACAGAAGATGGCGTAGTGATTCATATTGACGAACAAGCAATCAGGATCATGATTGATGCTAAAAAGCAATTAGATGAACATGTAAGTATGAGATTAGGCTCCGACAGTGATGCGTCGGCCGCCGGATCATATAAGATGGGTGAGGACACAACCCTAGAAGCAGATTATCATGGCCGTAACGTTCCACTTGGCAAACCGATGCAAGGTGACGTAAAAAAGTCAAAAGTATATGTCCGTAAACCTAATGGTAAAGTCGTGAAAGTCAATTTCGGTGATAAGAATATGCGTATTAAGAAAAGCATCCCAGCAAGACGCAAATCATTTAGAGCAAGACATCATTGTGAAAGTCCCGGCCCGCGTTGGAAAGCAAGATATTGGTCCTGCCGGGCTTGGTGATCCGTTATTTGTAATTGAAAACCAAAGAACAATGATAAATATATCATAAAACAATTGCAGGAATACAAATGCGCTCATTTAAACAATTCATTGCTGAAAGTGTACATACTTATAATTACACTATCAAGATTGCCGGAGAAGTTGATAAGAACTTCCTAGAACTCTTTGCGTTTAACCTAAAGAAGTTCGATCCGATTCATATCTCTGATCCAGTATCTACACCAATTCAAAAAGATCCATATGGATTTCCTAATCTATCAAATCAAGCAGTTCACGTAATCAAGGCAGAGTTTAGATATCCTGCTAATGAACCTATGATTCAACAGATCGCTCAGCTATTAGGTTACAATATAAATGCTGTTCGTGTAGTCGCAACTTCGTTCGATGACAGTATTAATAGCGAAGCAGGCGGATACGCTAATGAAGCAGATCATAGTCCTGTTCTTACTCATCTTGAGATGGAAGAACAACCAGGTGCGAAAGCAGCATCTAAGGCATATGGTAATTCTTACCTAGATGATATCGAAGCACAATCAAAAGACTCCAAAATCAACATTCCATATGAAGGGCCAAAGACTCCAAATGCGTTTGACCCGTTCAAGCCAGAAACACTATTTGCGACTATGGGTAAGGATAGCCCAATGAGTAAAATTACTAGACCTGCAAAGCCCAAAACTGGCGCGATGGGTTAAGAGGAAAAAGACATGAAAGAACTACTTGAAAAAATGAGTCAACTGGAAGCGTCTGTTCCTAAGTCCTCACCATCAACTACTAGATTAGAGACAGCACCTAAAAATGTTCCAGGCAAGAAGCAAGTTCTTAAGGAATCGGCAGTTAGGGAAACTGCTCCCCTAACTCTTAAGGGAATGTTCGAACAGTTAAGCGAAGCTGCTCCGGCTGCAATCCCCGTCATGCAGCAAGGTAGTAATAAGGCTTCTTCTATGGGAGTTATCAGTGTTAATGATACTTCACCAGCTGGAAAAGCATTAAATGACACTCTCAGCAATCTAGCTCAGCAAAAGAAGCTTCAAGTTGTAACCCCACAAGTAGCCGGCCAAGGACAAGCTCCGGTGCCGGGCGGGCAACAGCCAGCTGCATCAGCAGCAGGTAACCCGAATCCCAATCAAGTTCAGCCTATGAAGGAAGAAGAGCTTGACGAGATATCATCGGATCTTTTGGCCCGGGCAGCAGCTAAGGCTGGAACCCATCGCGATGCGGCGTCAACGGCCATGCGGCAAGTTGGTGGCGACCGAAGTAAAGATCCTAGAGTAAAGTTTTGGCAAGACAAAACGGATAAGTTTTCCCAAGGTGCTGATCAAGCAAAAGAAAGAGAACGTAAACAAGCTAACTATAAGAGACAAACTAGCAGCATGAGTCCTGCACAAAAACGACAGTTTGATGCTAAGTATAAAGACCAGCTTGAAGAAAAGTGGGCCGGAGACACTAAGTTGAACCCTGCTAAGAAGGGCATGTTTAACGGCAAGACTAAGGCTGAGTTAGAAAAGCAACTCGCATCATTACATAAGTCAGGACCACATAAGAAGGGTTCTCCAGAATATACAAAGCAACAAGAGTTGAACTTTGCGATCCGTGCTAAGAGCGGTTGGAAGAAGCCAGTTGACGAAGCTGATATCCCATCTGTAGCGGGTATGGACACTATGGGAGCATCATTAGGTGCAGGCCGCAGTCAAACTACACTAGAAGGTAAAGCAGATTATCGTAAAATGAATGATGGTTCTCATAATTCTAGTACATATCATAAGAAAGATGGTACTCCAGTAAGAGCTAAATTAAAAAAGGATCTTGAAAAAGAGGTTAAGGATTCTACTACAAAAACAGTAGATGAAGGTCGTTATCCAACGAAACAATCTCCGAAAATGAAGGATATGGCTGATAAAGCTGAAAAAGATGCTTCTGATGAAAAATCAGCACTTCAAAAAGATAAATTCAAGAAGAAAACAGTCAATGAA